CAAGCAGCTAGTGTTAATGCAGGGAAATTATTAAATCGGATTGACGTTATTCAGTTAATTGCTGAAGCTGAAGCCGAGAGAGCTAAACGCGTTGAGATTACTCAAGAAATGGTATTGAAAGAACTGAGCCTCTTGGCCTTTGCCAATTTAAAGGACGTGGCCACGTGGGACGGTCAAAGCTTTATTCTCAAGCCGTTTGACCAATTAACACGAGACCAGGCCGCCATTATTTCCAACATATCATTAAAGAGAACACCAATTGGTGATTTTGATGTTAAGTTTGGTACACCGTCTGCCGCCGATAAAAGAACAGCATTGGTTGACCTTGGTAAACACCTTGGGATGTTCTGGGAAGGGACACAACCAGTTGATCCAATAGAGATAGCAAAGAAGGTTAAACAAGCGGCAAAAGAAATGCAAGAGAGGACCATGCCTGAGTGAAAAAGAATACTCCTGATTTTGATTTGCCGGGTATGTTGACTTCTCGATGGTCAAAATTAAGACATCACCCCGAACAATCCCGTCTTTGGAACCACCCCGCCCGTTTTAATGTTAATCCAGCAGGAAGAAGATCAGGTAAGACAGAATTGGCCAAGAGGAAATTGGTTAATTACGCAGTACAAGGCCTCAGTGCCTTTGATGACCCACGCTACTTCGCTGCTGCTCCAACCTATAACCAAGCTAAACGAATTTACTGGGATGATTTAAAGCGTCTTACTCCTAAATGGTTCCTGGCTAAGCCACCATCAGAATCAGATCTTATAATAACAGGTGTCAATGGAGCAATAATCCAAGTGATAGGTATGGATAAACCAGAGCGTATTGAAGGTTCACCATGGGACGGCGGGATCCTTGATGAATTTGGTAATATGAAGAAGGACGCCTGGGCAAAGAATGTCCGGCCAGCGTTGTCTGATAGAAAAGGATGGTGTGATCTGATAGGCGTTCCTGAAGGCCGGAACCATTATTATGATTTGGCCAAAGAGGCACAAGAAAATAAATCGGGTGAGTGGGGTTATTTTTGGTGGGTGAGTGCAGATATATTAGACCCCAAAGAAATCACCGCGGCCAAAGAAGACTTAGATGAATTAACATTCCAACAAGAGTACGAGGCCTCGTTCCTTAATTTTGAAGGAAGAGCGTATTATGCGTATATTGACCAGACACACAATGCCCGTATTGATTATGATCCACAACAGCCTTTGATATTTACCTTTGACTTCAACGTTGCACCAGGGACGGCAGGTGTATTACAAGAAAAGGCTGTATACGATTTGCGGACTAAGATGCCATTAATAGGCGAGACGGTTACAGCAATAATTGGTGAGGTGTTTATCCCACGTAATTCTAATACGCCAATGGTCTGTAAAAAGTTGATTAATGATTGGGGTAGGCATCGAGGTGATATAATATGTTATGGTGATGCCACGGGTGGGGCGAATAAATCATCGGCCATTGGTGGATCAGATTGGGATTTGGTCAAACAAGAATTGAGAAGACATTTTGGTGATAAGATTTCATTTCGCGTGCCAGCAGCTAACCCATCTGAACGGGACAGAGTCAATGCCGTTAACTCTCGATTCAAAACGATATCAGGCAAGATCAGGCTGATGATAGACCCTCGCAAAGCCCCCCACATGGTAAAAGACTTTGAGGGTGTCCAATGTGTAAAAGGTGGGTCGGGAGAAATAGACAAAAAGGTAAGTCCTGAATTGACACATTTATCAGATGGCGTCGGGTATTATATCCACAAAGAATTCCCAGTCCGGAAGATAGAGGCAGGCATGGCCACAGTTCGAGGATTGTAAGATGTCACCAGACAAAATATTCCCGATAATTATTATTACAATTAGTTTTGGCGCTGGGATTGTTTATGCTGTCTATGGAGATGTAAGACATGCCACCTATTGGTTTGCTGCGGCTATACTTAATGTGGCGGTTACTTTTTAGTCCGTAAATTCAAAAGTGGTATATATTCTTTGTAGAGGTTAAAAAATGACTTTTAAAATTTACAAGAATGCAAAAATGAAAAATCCAAGACATGATGAAGGCCAGAGTTATCTTACACATGATGGCATTGTGATTTACATCATTCGCAAGATGCGTAAAATGAATTTTAATTTGGTCTATTATCTTGAGACAACAGACATGTCCCCTACAGAAATGAAATTTGAAGAGGTGACTAAGTATGTCCAAAATAGATTTGATTAGTGAATGTTGTCGCCAGAAGGCTGTGGTAAAGAATGTGTATGTCAAAGGCGAATTAACAGATTCTTATTATGTTTGTACCTATTGCCATTTCCCGTGTGAATTGGCTGGATATGTCGCCAGGGTTGAAAAGAAGAAAATTAGTTGAAAGGATGATTGTCACCAGTCTGGTGAAAAGAAATTATGACAGAACTTCAATTAAAAATTAAAGCTGAACTTGAAAAGAACATGGATGCCAAGCTTGTTGATATTGCCAGAAAGTTAAATGTATCGGCCAGTCTGGTTGGCATTGTAAAACAATTTATCGTGTATGGTAAGAGAAAAGTGGAATGTGATTACAAGAAGAGTGCATTTCCAAAGATTAAAATTCCTGCAGAATGCCCGACTTGTCATATTGAACATATGACTCAATGGAAAGGGAAAATTCCCAGTAAACCACCAAAGATTTATTGCCCGTCTCATAAAGGCAACCGCAAACAGAGTGATGAACATACAATAAATACATATGGTGAATCGGTAGTACCAGTAAAATCAAAAAATCATACAATTATTTCAAATTGAAAGGAAGCGGGATGAACAGGTTAAGATTTGGGTTGATAGGTGATGGCATAATTGCAGATAGACACAAGAAGGCAATAAAAGAAATTGGTGGGAGTATTGAATGGATTTATGATCCTAAATTTAAAAAGACCAGAGTGCAAAAAATTCCTTCGCATTATCATTTAATCCCGACAGCGGCCTGGGGTGTTGTTAATTGGGTAGTAATTTGTTCACCAACTTATTTGCATCGTCACCATGTAATTGCTGCATTGCACCATGGGAAAGAAATCATCTGCGAAAAGCCATTGTGTCTGCCATGGGAACCATTGATTGATGATAACCGGATTAATATTGTTCTCCAATTGCGTTGGATAAAAGATTTACCTGAGAAGGCAGAATTGGTACGGGCTATTATGGTCAGAGATGAAGCATTTTTCAAGACATGGAAAGGAGATCCTAAAAAAGCCGGTGGTAATATTTATGAGTTTTATATTCACTATATTGATTTGGCCATACAGCTTGGTGCAGCCTTTGAAGGAGCTGTTTATCCAAAGGGTGAACAGAAAAGGGAAATTGTAATTAGCCCTGTCCAAACATGGCAAGATGGTAAAACCAAAGACATCTTGGATATTATGAAAGTTGATATGCAGGATTGTTACAATCGGATGTATGCCGATATTATAGAAGGGAAAGGCGTCAAACCACGGGATATCTTTTATTTGACGTGGATATTGAATAAGTATAGCGAGAAGTATGGTTACCGTAAGGCTGGTCTGGAAGGTATGATTCATATGGCTAAAGATATTTTATAGGCTCAATTTTCAAAAAAGGTCTATAATGTATTTGAAAGGAGATAAAAGACCATGGATTATTTAGTTCCAGTGGTAAGCAGAAAAGGTGCCAGGTATTGTTCTCAATGTGATTGTGTTTATCCATTCAATGAAAGCAAAACCTGTTGCCCGAACTGTGCCAACAAATTCACTCATGCGTTATCCTGTATGGGTAGAAAACAAAAGGAGGTCAAGCAAGATGAAAAAGATAATAATTCTTCTCACCCTACTCCCTCTCGTATGCTCTCACCTATACGTTCTAGCAAGCTCTTTAGTAGTGCCTATAAGCATCGTGAGTCAGAGGACTTTGACTACGGCGAAACTCAAATCAATTGGAATAACTTCAGACACAGAAAAGATAGCAAAAGCAGTGGAAATAGCATCTCAACAGAGCGGTTTATCTACAGACTTTTTGATTGCTTTAATGTGGACAGAATCTTCAGGAAAATTAAAGGCGAAGTCAGTCAGCGGGTATAGTGGCCTGATGCAAACGCCTCATGGTGTATATTATGCAGATGCTAACATGATTATTGGTGCTCATATCTTCAATGAGAAAATGAAACAGGCTAATAACAATTTGATACTAGCTCTCTGTCTTTATAAGGGCTATGGTGGAACAACTGAAAGGGGAGTTCAACAAGCAAAGAAAGTTTTGGCATTAAGAGACAGACTAAAAAGAATTGAGGTGTAATATGAGTGACCGAAAAGCAATGTGGGAGAAATTTAAGAACTTTATGGGCAGCTTAATGTTTCTGTTTCTGATTGGATTTGTTGCAGGAACTATCGTTGCTGGATATGGTATGTATTATTATCAGAAGTATCGGGTTGATGAAGCAATCGTCTTGAAATGTTTTGTCCATAACACCAAGGTGTACCAAATAACAGAAAGGCCATAAATCATGCAAGCAAATGCCAAAAGAGAAATAACGATATTAATTGCTTTGTCTGAAAAAGAAGCGATCTGGCTTAAAGATTATGTTCAGAATTTTTTAAAATCATCTGAATACGAGGAGCCAGATGAGAGCAAGCAAAACAGAATGAATTTGTTTAATCTATTGAAAAAGGAACTGGGAGGGTAAAATGCTATTAACAGAAGAAGAGGCAAAGACCAAGTGGTGCCCGATGGTCAGGTTTATTACATCACATAATTTTCAAGGATCGGTACGAACATTAATAAATAATCGTGATGGCGGAAATGAAAGTGTTTGCATTGCCTCCGAATGCATGTGGTGGAAATGGGACGGTGAGAGAGGCTATTGCGGGAAAATAGGAAGGTGCTGATTATGGAAAAGATAATTGGAGACTTTGACACATTAATAAAGATGGATGTTGAAGAGGCAACCAAAGTTTGTCGGCTTGGTCAGGGTGAAAAATGCTGCGCCTTTCTTGTTATGGGAACGACTTTTGAATGCTGCCGGATGGTAGGTTCTTTAAGCATACAAATATTTAATCGGCTAGAAAGAGGTATTATGAATGCTAAAGGCAAAGGTGGTTGGGAAGGCTGCCCGTGGGAGGGAAAGTAATGAAAGACATGACCGTGAAAGAACTGATAGTAAAATGCGGAGTTGGTTGGAATGATTTTAAAGCCGAACTACTGCGACGGTTTGAGGCGTTACAAGAGCGTTTAGATATTGCTTGCCATGTGAAGGCAGATGATAAGGTTAAGTTTGATTTTAAAATACTTGATAAAATAGGCAGGCTGGAAACAGAGAACGAATCGCTCAAGTGCTGTGGGAATTGCAAAAAGCACGATGAGCCGGAATGTCCACACTGGAAAGTAGATTATGATTGCGGGGCATATTATCCTGACTGTAACTATTATTGTAATGATTGGCAATCCGATGGCCTGGCGAGGGAAGAACGGGAGGGGAAATGACATACCAGTTGTTGCAAAATAAGCACAAACTCTCGGCAGATTTGATGATTGCCGATACTTTGTCACAGAACGACCGACATCAGCCGCTTGTCGGCTGGATGGAGCTTGTTATAAATTCTTTTTTTGGAGGAGAAAGAAAATGCAAGAATGTGATTTTGATACCGTAGTAAAGTATAACGATGCTGATACAGTTTATCATATCGACTCTGCGTATTGTGATGAGCGCGGAGTTATTACCTGGTATGATGGATTTAGGATCGGTAAAGATGGAGTTAAATTCAGACGGATGTTTTCGCCGGAAGAAATCACCGTTCCGCCAATTGAGCAGGTGCAATAATGCCAGAAATAGATATATTTGAGAGCCAACGTTGCCTTATAAAAAACATGGCCTGCTGCGGAAATTGCAAAAACTACAAATATGGGAATTTGTGCGACGGCAAGCATGTTAGTCATGACTCATGGTGCGAGAGTTGGTTTTATGACGGGTTGACACGCGACAACAGGGCCGTGTCCGATGAGTTTTATGATTTATAACGCCAAAATCACCGGGAGCGTAGCGATCCGGTGGATTGCCCTGTTGGGCTTTCTATTG